ACTATCAGTGTCTCTGGTTAAGTATTTGTCTAAACCATTAAAAATCCAAATACCATTTTCTTCAGTTCTAATTTGATTTGTGAGCAATATTCTATCTCCCTGAACTAGATTTATACCGCTCATAAAAATGTCTGATCTTGGCCCAAACCACATTTGTTCTGGTTCATAATCTGGCTTAACACTATCCAAGAATCTGTTATCTTTTGGATTAAATTGTGCAGCGGATCTTTGCAAAGTAGTTGCTTGACCATAATAAGACTCACTAAGGTTTGGTGAATATACCATACCAGGACCCAAAATGACAACATTATCAGTAAATGCAGCACGAACATTTTTAAGAATATTTACTTCTTTTTGAATAATTTTATCAATATTAAATATTTCAGTTTTGCTATCATTTGATTGATGAGTAACACTATAGGATTCAACCTGATAATTCTTATCTAAAGATAGTCCATTTTTACCATTTGTAACAATCTCATTCCAATAAAGCTTTAATGCTTTTTTGCTATTTGTAGAAACGACTGGATCTTTCATTTCTGCATTTACATTAATTATTTTTGCATATTTCCTTGTTTCTTTTTTCCAAAGTCTATGCCTTCTTTTAATTTCATATTGGGACAATGGAATATTTAATCCATGTGCAAATAAATGCATAGCTCCAGAAAATGCCTTTTGCTTATTTTGAGTATTTGCCACACAATATTCAAAAATGTCTTGACCACCCAAAAGCTCACTAATACCTGTGTATNTATCTATAAATGAGTTTAATCCAGATCCGCTTCCCTTTGGATGATAATCAAAATCATTTTCTACATCAATGTCATATTCCAAAACATTTTTTAATGATTCACTAACATTATTAAATAGCCATTTGATAGTAGGATAAAATATCTGATAATCATTAACTTTATCATCAAATCTTTTGTCTAGTTGTCCGTCAACCCATATTTCAACAAACTTTTTATTAAATTTTGTTCCATTTTGTTTAATTAATCCTGGTCTGCCAAAATTAATTACTATATGGTGCCAATTATTGTCTGCAATATTTGTATTTCCATCAAAAATAAAATTAACGTTGTCACGATTGTAATCATCATAATAATTAATTCTTATTTTTCCGTCATTATTTATTTCTATATTTATATTAATTAAAGCACCATCAAATGATGAGGCGGAATAAAATGGCGAATCATTTGAGACAATGTGTTCAGATGATGCTGTATCGTCAATTGCCAATGCAGTTCTGTCAGCACCACTTGACATGTTATTGCCAAAAAGCCAGCCAAGAAAATTAAAACTTGCAGCATCAACTTCTGACGTTCCAGATGCAATAATAGAATTTCTTTTATTTGTTTTAATTGCAAACTCAACATATCCAGATCTAAAAAAGCTGGCCCAGTTGTCTAATTGAAAAGCAAAAAGTCTTGGTGTTGCAGCATCTACATAGCCAAGTGCGTTTTCATTAAATGTTGGCGTAGCCTCATCTGCATTAATTGTATTTTCAAAATTAGTATATCCGTTAGTAAAGTATTGACCATTGTCTAATAATATTTGACATTCATCTCCTGGAAATCCATAATACGTAAATTGACGATCAAAAAATGGATAAAGATTTGAACTTGATGTTTTTCTAGAAAATGCCCCTAGTTCAGTAAATGATTCTTGTGCAGTTTTACCAGGAACAATTGGCAACGAAAAATCATAAACAAATCTATTTTTTGCACCATGCAATGCTTGGTTTTCCCATTGGTCAAATTGATGAAATGTATTTTTATCAACAAGACCAGTGACTTCTTTATACCTTTTTTCTTTCATTATTTAACCTCTCTCATTGGAAGAATTTTATCTGTAGATGATGACCTTAGCCATGCTGCCCAAGGACTAAGTACCATCCATGTTCGCAATCCATTTATAAGAATACCCCCTGTACCAGCAGGAATTGGATAAATAACTCCAGGTGTATCTATTAAAGTAACGTTAGCTAACATTGGGCCACCAGACCTTGTAATTGTTGCACCAGCACTATTAAATATTGCACTTGCTACCATTATATCTGCTGTAATAATCACATTATCCAGTCTTTGTGCTCCAAGCATTTCTGCTGATGCCAAGGCAACATTTGCATTAACTATAATATTTCTATCTGCAATTATTGTTGTTTCATTTATCAAAGCAGATGCGGTAGCAGCAAAACTATTAAAATTAACAGATGTGCTTATTGATGGCTCAATAGACAAGGCGGATGCAGATGCAGGTTCTGCTAGATAGTCTACATTATCTTTATCTGGCATAACATTGAATAAATTATTTACCATTGTTGGAGTTATCGCTGTTTTTGCAAAATAAATTTCATCAGCAATAATTCTAGTGTTAGTTGGAATTACTGGAAGAGATGTTGCAGCAAATGGAGTAATTAAACATCCAACAGACATTCTTGGGTGATTATTTGCTTCATCATTAGGGCCAACAACAGATATTCCATTTATTGTTTCAACTCTGTAAGACCCAAGAGCAACAGTCATCACAAGTGTAGAGTCTACATATAAATATGTAGAATCATTAACACCCTGGTGATCAGTATAAATTACAATAAAATGTCTTTGTCCATCAAATAAGTTAATACTATTTGTAGTGGTTTGATTAATATAAGTGCTAGAGCCATCACTAAAACTTAGTGTCAACTTACCCTGATATTGATAAAGAATAATATGTTGATTATCATAATGACCATTTAAATTCCATATAATACGCAAACCTGTTGAATTATCTTCTGGAGTCTTTTGAATCCAAAATGCCGAATGATATCTATTTCCAAGCGTTCCCCAATCATCACTATATTCAGATTCTTTTAGAATTACACCATCCGTAATATAAGATGTACCAGCAGTTTTTGCAGACTTACCACTAATGCCTTCATCGGGATTAACAATTGTTCCGCCAACAACAGTAGGCTGAACAGCATAGTCATTGTCAGTTCCATAATCTGCATAAACATTGTTGGCATCAAAAGTTACATATCTGTAAGGAGTAATGTTTGCCTGTACATAATCATAATAAACGCTATTCAAATAATAGCCAGTTACAGATTCTGCATATGCAATGTTAGGGGCAGCCAAGTGTGTAATTCCATAAGAAACTTGTGGTAATTGTAAAGTAGCTGATCCAATAAATGCAGCAACATTACGAATAGCACTTACACCTGCAATAACTGTTGGTTGAACAATTAAAGCTGATGCGGTTGCTTCTTTAATTTCTGGAAAAGCATTTCCTACAATAACAATGTTTCCATCAATAAATTCTGCAGAAGCGATTGCTTCTTCCGTAGTAATAAAAGCATCTGGGCTTAAAGAATTCATAAAATTATAGTGATTTATAATTTCTGTTGTTGTCAAAGGTCTGTTATAAAGTGCAATTTCATCATGATAAAGCTCAGATCCATCAGAATTAATAACAAAAAATGTTGATTTTGATGGGGACCATGCCGATTTAGTAAAAGTCCTAGAAAATAACAAGCTTGTATTTAACCAAACACGAACCAATTGAGTTGTAGAAGATGTCATTGTGCTTGTTATCACTGTATGATAAACGGTATTTCTGCTAACAAGACCATCTGCATTTAAATTAACTGATTGATTTTCTGTAGTAGTTGGACCATTTTTAATTGTTACTGATATTCCGTCTCGATTTGGAGATCCTGGGTAAAAACCATTCAATAATAGAACTATTAAAGATGGATCATCTAGTAATCTATAATTTGTTGTAAAATCTGGAGTTGAAATCCAAGATTCTACAGACCATTCTCCAGTAGCTAGAATTGCATCAAAAGAGGTCTCATTTGATGGTGCATTAAATCTAATTGATGAATCTTGACCAGTAGTATTTGTAGACCTCCAGGATTTGCCTTCGCCAGATAGATAAATTGGCGTTGGTGCAGTTTGATCTTTTAACAATGCAGAAGATACAGTAAATGTACCAGATTGATAACCTTTATTTTGAGGAGTTGAACTTCCATCATGTATGTATAGATATGGGCCTATTGAAGTAATAAGATTTTGATAATTTGGATCAACATATATTGTGTGATTGCCTGATTGAGCAGATGCAAACATTGGAGATTCTGCAAGAAATGGTTTAACCAAAACTGCAGATGCCGTGGCTTCTTGTGTACTAAAATCAACAGAAGTGCTATTGCTTACAATAACATTATCTCCTATATCAGCAGTTGCTGTGGCTGGAGCAATCATTACTTCTACAAAAGATTGCGTTGAAACAATAGCTGGTGCAAACTCTGCAGATACTGGAATTGACGTAGTAACTTCTGTATGATCTCCAGTTTGAACAATAATAGTTGGTTCTGTTTGTAATGCAGAAGCGGTGGCTGAAAATTCTGCATTATTTGCATCGCCAGAAATCAATGGCAAAACAGATAAAGCAGATGCAGTTGCTGGTGTTTCATTTATTGTTACATCTGTTCCGCTAGCATTCCAATTCCAAATTGAAAGAATTTCTGTTGGGCCAATTGTCGCATATGGAGCATAATAAAAATTAGATATTTCCATTTTTCCATAATCTTCAGCAACTGCGTTAACGCTCGTATTTCCCAAATCTGTAGTGGAAGAAGTTGTAGATGTAAAAGATCTATTGCTGGCACTATTTATAAGCTGACCATCCAAATAAAATTCGCTAGTCCAAATATTTGTAGAAGTTTCTTTAAATCTAAAAGCTATATAATGCCAATTAGTATCATCTAATCTATTAGTTGACAGAACAAGACTTCCACTTCCAAAACTTTGACTAATTTTTCCTCTATCAGGATTGCTTTGTGTGCCACCTTGGAAATTTATAGTGCCAGTTAATCCTTTTGAAACAATTTGACAAATATTAATGTTTGAAACACTGGAAGGAACACTGGAGTCAAATGTTTTTGTAAATTTAATCCAAAAACCACCAGATACATCCCCATCTGTAAGTTCTGTCTGATTAACTACATGCGAAGCTCCAAATGCCCTAAATCTTGTTGTACTAGTATCATTATTTCCACCAATATTCCATTGCCAGCAACCAAGACCATCTGGACCACCTGTAGCATTTAATACTGGTGCTTCATTAGTCAATCCCCAGTTTGCAGATCCACCAGTACCAAGATTTCCTGGATTAATCGCATAAGCATTATTAAATTTAATATATTGTTCTGGATTATAACTTAAGATTTTGTTGGTTAATACGGTCATAAAAAAAGGCTACGCCAATATAGACGTAGCCAAATCACCTACTTTAAAGTCTGGGTTTATTGCATTAAGACTATGGCCATTAATGCTTAGTGGGACAAGGGAGAGACAGGTCCAAGAGGGCACAGATTGGTGACTGTTTATAACAATAATTTCTGTGCGAATGNCTGGTTCACTCACGATGGCAACTACGTGATAAGTAAGCGGACCTGCCTCAACCCTTGCGTTCATTAGGCTACCGTGATCCTCACGATACCAGTAGCATCCCAAGTAATGGTGAAGTTACCATTGCTTGAGGACTGATCTGAACCAAAGTCAACATATCCAATAAGTGGACGAGTTGCATTGGTTGCAGGGCTTGCATCATAAATTACAGCATAACGAGCTGTAATTGTTGAAGAAGACCAAGTTGTGTCATCTGCATCCAAAACGATAACGTTTGTGGAAGAGTTGTATGTGTTGGTCTTGTTAGCAAGAGTGTTTCCACCAGCAGTATATCCAACACCAGTTACCTCATTTGCAACTACATCATCAAAGTAGTTGTGAGCATCCTGGTCAGGAGTATATGCGTTGGTTAGAAGAGCAACCTTGATTGTGTCTGTATCCCAGTCAATCTCCTTATTTAGAGCCTGAGAAAGGAACTGTCCATATAGTTTACTAGCCATTGTCTATTCCTCCCTTATGCCGCTGGAGTCTTCTCAACAATTGCGAACGCATTGGCATCTGCAACAGCAAAGCCACGGCGAACACGAGTCTTGAGCAGAACTCCATCCTTGCTAAATTCAGCATCACGAGATACTACGGACTCAACGCCACCACGAATACCATTGATAAGCATCTGGCGGTTACCTACGATAAGTAGTGGGTTACCAGTTGGGTTATCAGTTGCAGCAGCAGAAACTGCAGCACCGTATGATACTACTAGTGGGTATCCAAAAATGCTTCCAGGTGTGCCAGCAAGTGCATTTGGAAGTACCAAATCACCATTTGGACCAGTAAGCTGACGAAGTTCAGCTAGCATCTTTGGGTGAGCCATAAACACTGTGTTGGCAGCATCAAACTTGTCAGAAGACTCAACAATACCAAGAGCATTGTTAACATCAGCGAAAGAAAGTGATCCACCAGTTGCAATGTAGTTTGTAGGCTGTGCTGGCATTGCAATCAGACGGTATAGAGATGTGAACGGCTGTCCGTCATCTCCATCCTGAGCTGCAGAAACAGCCAAGCAAGCGTTGTCATACTTACGTGCCCAACGGGAAGCCCATTCAGTCTTGTAAGTGTTTAGAACATCTACTAGCGAGTCGTTAACATCTTCCTCAGAAATGTGGAAAATCTTAGCGTACTTGCGAGCTGTCAGTACTACTTCGTCAAGAGTAGCGGCTGCCTCTGGAATTGCTGCACCTTCTGCAACAACTTCTGGAGCGTCAGCTACGAAACGAGGTACCGACTTTGTGCGAGAAGCCATTGCTTCTCTACGAGCAAACTGTTCTACAGCGGAATTAACGAGCATAGCCTGAATAACAGACGATCCCTGCTCTTCCAAAATGTAGCCGTTTGCCTCAGTTAGGTCAATACGAGCCATTTGATTATCTCCTTAAGATAAATATATTAATTAAAATACGAATCGTCTAATTCGTTCGTTATTCATGCCAAACGTCCATCAGACATGAACCTGATACTATTATACACTGTTTATAACTTGCCAAGAACCTTCATTGCCTGCAATTGGCTTGCAGAGTATTGAGTACTTACGCTTGCTTTAACAGCAGTGTCTGCTTGACCGCCAACTCTAAGTTTTGGATCAAATATTTCTGGCAATTCAGTTCTAAGTTTTTGAATTTGGTCTTCAAATCCAATAATTTCAAAGTCATTGTCAAAAGATATTGCAGTCATATCTATAAACTTAAGCAATCTTTCTGGATCCTTGATTCCTTCTTCCTGAATTTTTTTAGATACTTTTTCTTTAAGAAGACTGCCGCTATATTTTGCGATCATTTCTTCTTTTGATTCAAGTTCTTTGGATAGGTTTTCTTTTTCTTCCCTGAACCTTTTTGCATCATTTTTTGCCCTTTCGAGAGCTGAGAGTACTGCTTTTGGGTCTTCAATTGTTATTCCCTCCTGTATTTCTGGATTATTGGTTTCCAATGTTGCCTCCTGTCGCTTCCATCATTACATTATTTGTGTTTGTATTTTGAGAAATGGTGGCTATTGAGTTTTCCATTGCAGCAATTTCTCTAGCAACTTCAAGGTCATAGCCCATTTCAACCAAAACCTGTTCTAGGCTTACGCCTACGATTCTTTTCTTTACAGCCACTTCCCATGCATCAAGACTGTCCATGCTTTCTACTGCATGCCAATCAACCTGTACATTCGGTTCTTGCTCATTGTCAATCTTTAGAATAAATCTAAATAGATCTGCCCAGGTAGAGCCAAAAGTAATTTGACGGTCTTCTACCTTCTTGAGCAATGGTGCTTCTGCAGTTCTTAGGCTTTCACCACTTGGAACACTGCCAGTTCTTTCAAAATAGTGAAGTGGCGTATTTGTAATAGAAGCCATTGACCTTACAAAGTCACGAACTGGCTCAGTAAAGACCTTGTGGTCTGCTGGAGAAAATTCTCCAACCTTTGTAACGCCTTTAAGATACCAAAGTTCTCCTGGACCATTTTTGAGGGTTCCAAGGTTTTCTGCTTCAGTACCATCTTCATTAAAGTCCTCAAACTCTGCTGAATTGCCACCACCAGAAAGTGCATAACGCTGTGGAGCACCTTGGTAGTCAACCGTATTCATATGTGTAACAATTAGCTTGTTAATAGCGTCTTGTGGACCATAGGCATCTGCGTGTTCAGGTCTTCCGTATTGCTTGGTAGTCCTAAAGTGGAATACTGGGACCTCGCCCCAAGGATTTTCAACTACATCAATAAGTCTAAATCCACCAACAGATACAACATTCTCAATTTCACCAGACATTTCAAATTTTTCAATTCTGTCTGGATAATACATATTTAAACGTGCAATTTTCTTTGTGTAGTCGTTTGGATCTTCAGTTTGCCACAATTTGGCAGCAAACTTCTTAATCCTTGGATTTTCATCATCATAAATCATAATTGTGGTTAATGGTGAATTGTAATCAACTGTAATATTTCCATTAATGTCTGTCCATACAATTGAATATGCGTCACCATAAACAAGGGCACGGCGATGGATCTCATCTGCATCTATCTGCAAATCGTTCATCTGCCAAATATCCTTGATCTTTTGGTTTGCAATTTCTGTATTGGCTGTTATATTTGCAACCTCTAGTCTATTTAATACAGAATCAACGACTGTTCTGCAGAAATTAAATCTAAAGTCATTTCCATTTACAGAAAGTAGCCTATACCAGCTTGGATTGGTAAAAATCTCTGACTGGGTTCCTTCGTAATAGGCCTCTGCTGTTAAATAGTGATTTCTACGATCTCTAATAAGATCTATAGCCTTTTTCATATCATTATAATTAGGCATGAGCACTCCTTAAGTAATTTATTTGTTTTGCCTGTAGTTTTACTGCTTTGTTGTCCAAAAAGTATAGGATTCCTGATACGGTGGCATCTAGNACATCCTCATGGCTAATTTTTGGAAAAGCCCACATTTGTTCCTCTAAAANTGGGAAATGTGCTGTGTGCTTGACTTTGCCCTGCTGATAATAATTTAATGCTTTACCAGCACGGATTTGTTTAGAAAGGCTTTGTGACTTTGATCTGTATTTTGCAGGCACATTTTTAAATACATCTTTCCACAAATCGCCACCTTGGTTAACCTCTACATAGACTACCCCAGCCTCATACGTATCAACCAAAGCAGCGACTCTTTCCGCTATCTCAGATGGGGACATTTTTACTTGTTCCGCATGTCTGACATAAATATTAGTTTTTCCCAAATTATCTATTCCTTTTGACAATACTGCTATGCCAGTAAAGTCAGAAACTTTGTTTTTGGTCACGGCAGGGTCAATAGATATAATTGTGTTGCCGTAATCGTCAAGTTCCTCTACTATTATATCCTCATTACTCCAGAAAGTGCCATCAGTATTGACAGGACGGTTCATGTAATTTTTTGCAAAGTCTCTAAGGTGTCTTTGACTCTGAAGCCAGTCAATAGGCCATTTTTCAGGCCAAACAGACCTTTCAGTTCCGTTATCATTTTGTAATATTGCTGGATAATAATGAACTTTAACATTTTGGTCTGCAATCCAGCTTAATTCTGGATCATCATAGCCTTCTGCATATTTGCGGAACTGATCCATAACAGAATTGGGCATAGTAGTGGTACCCACAAATATCATACGGGCATAGATATTCATAGGNGCAATGTCATCAAATACTGTGTTTCTTTGCTGACCAGCTTGATATTCAGAATAGTTCTTTTCGCCTTTTTCAATATCATCTAGGATAATTAAGTCTGGTCGCTGGCCAAAGACCTTTTTTCCCAGGGCATTAGTATCAATACCATTAGCATCAAAGATAAAATCATTACTTTGAATGATTCGCCAACTATTAGAAGCCATAGCCCTACCTGAAGAAGCAACGATTTTAGGCTTACATAGTTCTGGATAATCAATTTGAAGATATTCATTAGACTCCAATTCGTTCTTAAATGTCATAAGATGTGTTTCTGCCTGACTAGCAGCATCTGAAAAGGCAGCAATAAACTTGACATGGCCATGAGCAGCTGCCCACATGGGCAAAATTAAGAAAATCCAAGTAGATTTACCACATTCACGAGGAGCGATAAAGGCATCTCTATTTTCTTTAGGATTTTTTGGCTTATGAATCCAGGATTTGCCATATTCTGCTAAATCCACGTGAAATTCAGACAAGGTTATATCTCCCTGAGCATTTTGTAAATGATGTGGTAGATAAATTAAAGCAAAAAGCATAGGATCATACTTAGTAAGCTCTTTTCTACCCTCAGAAAATGCTAATAGTTCAATTGGGATATTTTCCAATATTTCGGTTGCCTTCATTATTTCCTTTTTGCTATTAGAGTATATATGTCATCTACTCTTTGTTCAAGTCTATTTACCTGATCTTTTATAGAACTACCGCCATTAGGTTTAAGTTCCTTAAGATAATCAGACAGATTTATGAACAATTTCCTAATTCCCCAAGCTATAGCACCTGAAATGGCTCCTATAGCTGCTACAAGGGCTGCTATGACCTCTGGATGGTTCATATATTACCTCCAAATTTGAAAGTATTGGGAATATTTTTTTGAGACAGCGAAAAATATATTTTTAATTTTTTTATGAGGGTGGGTACCCCTCCCCTGACAAAACTATTAAACATTCAAACCTTTCTCCTTCATAGCTTCATTTCTTGCCTTGGCTTCATTAAGCAAATCTATAATAGCCAAATCTTGTCCATCTTTCTGTCTATTTTCATTAATATTAGTAGACTTACCTTCAATAAGATTAATAGTTTGAATAGACTTATGTACAGCATTTGCTAGTTTATTTAATTGATCAGCATCAAGAGTATCTTCCATTAGGGTTTCTACACATCTATCTAATACTGCTTGTGCTGCTAATACCTTTTCTTTGTCAGAGTAGAATACTCTCATATCTACCGCCATTTTTGCCAGGGAATCCAAATTAGGCAATTCAACGCCTCTTTGCTCAAACCATTTCTTGGCGGTATGATAAGACCTAGGATAGTTTAAAGTCCTAATAGCAGGAGATATACCCATTTCCTGAGCTGTTTCTATAAAGGTTGTTATNTGTTCTTCTGAAAATTGTGAATATCCCATTATGTTTCCTTATTTAAATAGATATGAGCATATAAAGGTTTGGATATTTGATTATGACGCACATGTTTGATAGGACCTAGGCACTTATTAATCATTTTCAAACCCCATATCCAACTTACCAAATTGGTCATCCTTTTCCATCAATTCCTCTATCAAATCAGATAAATCAGAATCAAGTGGTATTTTGACACCAATATCAGTCATAGTTGCTTTACCAATAAACTGTATAGTAAATGACAATGTTTGTTCGTTATACTCTATGTCTTTTGCATAGGGGAATAATAACATCTGTCTAAATACCGCCAATTTTTACTAGTTGCTGCATCTATGTAATTATACTACATATTGATTGCTATTTGTGTTTATTATTTTTACGAATTTTAGCTAATCTATTTTGATAGCATATAGGACATTGCTTGCTTCTATTTTCAATAAGTCTTTCATGGCCATTCTTACAATGAGTTTTGTAATATCTATA